AGGGCCGCGTCTACCGCTTTCGCGTAGTCCGCTTCCGCCGACTGGGCCGCTTCGAGTTCGTTCGTAGAGCGGCGGTAGTCAGCGTGGACGCCATGGATAACGGCGTTGGCAAAGAGTTTCGGGATGACGACTCTTTCCCACGAAGCAACCGTAGGAATCGAGCCAGTGCCTGAAGGATTAGTTCCCGTGTAGACATAGAAGTCGCCTTGGACTGGGTACCCATTGACTGGGACCAGAGAGCCGCCCTCGGAGCCAGAGTCGTAGTAGACCTGAGCCCCCGTGCGGTAGGACTGAGAGGTGCTCCAAGCGTCGCCGAACAGGCGGGGGGCCTCCTTGCGGCTCTCGACCCATACGTTGCTGTCCGTGCGGCTACGGAGGGTAATCTCGCCATTGATGAGTTCAAAGTCCCTTTGGGTGGCACTGTAGGCCAGCGGGTCCTTGTCCCAGATGGTCAGAACTTGGCCTTTTGATGCGTCCAGCGGGACGGTACGGCGTTCCCCTACCAAAACGACTGGGCAGTTGGTCAGCACCTTCAGGTCGGTCCATTCATTCATCTCCCAGATGGAGCGAAGACGCATGGACGCGAAGTCCCTGACCATGGCGAAACGCTCAGGGGTGGTCAGGCCCCTATCCAGCCCCGCGAGTTGCAGGGCCGTATGGAGGATTTCGCTGAAGTAGACTGAACGCATTAAGAAAGTAGACGGCCGTGGGCATCTACGAGGCCCTTGGTGCCGTTGACCAGCAGGGTGGTGTTCTCCGCCTTGGAGTTCACCCTGCACTCGGGGTTGTCACGAAGGTACTCCTTCATGAACCCATCGTCACGCCAGCAAGCGTACCCAAGTCGCATCCCCCAGTAGTGGTAGGATTCCTCTGGTATCCGTGCCGACAATTGACCCAAACCATCAACGTGACGGTGTTGAAGTTGGTTGAATTGAGCCATCGCCTTTTTAGTGGCGGCGGCTTGTGCCTTACGGAGGGCCCACCCCCGACGGAACTCGGCTACCATTTCTGGGACGAGTTCGTCGGGGATGGATTCGTGGATGGATTCAATACCAGCCACGTCCGTACCCGATTAGGCGTTGTTCGTCTTGTAGTCGAACATGCCGAAGGTCAGGGGGCTGTGGACCAGCAGAGCGGCCATAGCCTCCATCATTCGACGAGGACCACCACCGTTTTCGGTGAGTTCGCGGACCTGAGCGATGTTGCCGCCGTAGCGGATTTCGAGCATGTCCCACGGGATGACGAAGCCCTTGCACTTGGCGTTATCGAGGTGCAGGGACGCACGATACTTGGCCAGAGCGGCGGCGGCGTTTCTGTCGGCCGTGGACGACGAGGCGGCGGCGATAACGAGGTTATCGGCAGTCAGGGCGTTCGTGGAGGCGGTCAGGAAGACGGCCTTCTTGGCTTCGAGGTTGGCCGCAGACACGGAGATGGCACCAGAGGTGGCACCGTCGGAGGTCAGGGACTTGACGCGGTTGGACTCGGAGCCAGTGTGGCCGTCGTACAACTTGAACTTCTGGACGCCACCTTCGGTGTACTCGACGATGGTGTAGGGGTTGACGCCCGCATGCAGGAACTGCGAGGGGATGAGGGCCAACTTACCGAAGTCACCCTCGAAGTAGTCGACGGACGCCGAGATGGTGTCCGAGGAGGCGTCGCGGGTGGAACGGATGCCAGACGGGGTCGCACCGCCAGCGGCCGCAGGGGCACGGGTGGTGTAGACGAGTTCGGTGAACTGACGCTTCAACTTGGTGCCGACGACAGCCTCATGGTTCTTGAACTGGCCAGTCTGCTCGTAGACGGAGGTCATCAGGTCCTGAACGGTGTTCTCGTTGAGGTTGCTGACGTCCGTGCCCGTGCCGACGATGGAGGAGTCGGGGGTGACGAAGTTGGAGTCGATTTCGCGGATGGACTGCGACTGGGTGCCGTACTTGTCGGCGTTGGTCGTGGCGACAGCCTTGTCCTTCTTCAGCCAAGCCGTAAGGCAACGGGTGCGATACGGGGTCACGCCGTCGTCGATGGCGGGCATGATGTCAGAGGTGAAGGTGATTTCCATCGAACGCTTGAGGTCGATGGTAGCCTTGGCCAACTGGCGGCTCAGTTCGTTCTGAACACCAGCGATGTTCAGGATGTCCTGAGTGAGGTTGGAGACGTGCACCGCTCTGCGGAACAGGTGGATGTTGTTTTCGACTTCAGTACGGAAACCGATGGTGTACTGCTTGAAGTCGGCGTTGGACGAGGGGTTCGTCGGGTCGACGTCCTTGCCATCAAGGATGCCGAGTTCGACGGACGGCTCGGGGTTGCGGTCAACCTGCCAGCGGAAGGTGGTATTTCCGGGCTTAGAACCACGCTTGGCCATCGACGTGATAGGGGTTTCCTTCGCGTCGACGTTGGTGATGAGGTCGGAGAGTTCTTCGCGGATACCCACGCGGGCACCCTGCAAAGGACGCTGATTCTGGAATTGGCTTTCGAAGAGTGAGGCCATGATGATGATGTATTAGGGACTCAGATGAACTTATTTCTGAACACCTCGGACAGGTCGTCTAGGGAAGAAGTCCGTCTGTAGCGTTCTGCGGCTTGCTTAGCCACGCCAGCGTTGCCCTTGGGGGCAGATGGCGAAGGCATAGCGTTGCTGGTTGGCTGTACTGGCACTCTTTGCGGAGCGATGCCCTGCTTGGCAGCGGCTTTCTGCTGCTGGTAGGACACCATCCCGTTGGCAAGGTGGGCAGCGTAGATTTCGTAGTCAGGGAATCTCTTGAGTTCTGGGACGGCTTCGACGAAACGCTTGGCCATGATAGCCCGCTTGTCGGTGTCGTTGTCCAGCCAAGGGAAGTCCTTGCGAGCGGCGGCCCTGAAGGCCTTGCTCTTGCCGACGTAATCCATCTGCTGTGGCAGGTAATCTTCAACCGCACGGATTGCCGTGACCTTAGCCTTGGCAATCTGCTCCTTGGAGATTGGCTCCTGCCCATCCTCGTAGTACCCGTCTGGGTAACGTTCGCAGAACAGTCGGATTTCCTTCTGACGCTCGTACTCGGCCTGTATTTTCTCCTCGGAATCGAAAGCACTGTATGGATTGGCTTCGTTTCTCGGAGTGGCCTTTTGACGCTTGAGCGTTTCGAGTTCACTTTCCAACTTCTTCGCACGTTCCTCAGCCTCTTTACGCTGAGCGGTCAGTTTCGAGATTCGCTTGTCGACGCCCTTAGGTGCCTTACGCTCGTCCTGATACTGCTCCTCCCCGTGAGTTTCCTCATTCTGGGGTTCTGGCTCGATTTCTGACCCATCTGAAAGGTCTTCGTCGGCCTGAGCCTGTTCAACAGCGGGCTCAACTGCTTCCTGCTGACCGTCAGCAAGTGCTCTCCCAAAGAATTGGGCGAGTTTTTCATCATCGGCGAGGTCGGTACGCTCGCTTGGTTGGGCCATGAGTTGATTAGCCTCGGGCTCAAGTCCGAGGTGTTCGGTGTTATCCGAAGGATTGGTGTCTGGTTCCATAGTCAGCGTTACTTAGCACGCAGAAGTAGTCCGAAAATCGTGTTCAATACTCCGTTCGCAAGTCAGATGACGCCAGCCCCACCGCTTTGAGCGGGGTTGGATTGCTTTTCTCCCGTCCGAGCCTTCATCATGAAGTCCCTGTTGGCCTGAAAAAGACGCAAAGCATCGTTGTAGGCGGCAACTTGACCAGCGGCAAAGGCTTTTTCTTCGCCGACGACCTTGGGATTCATGACTGTGACAAGCGAATTTTGGAATTCGGCGTCCAACAGCACCAAAACGGCGTTGTAGAGTTCTTCGGCGTCCTTGTTGACGAAGCCGAACGAGCGTGTGTTTGCGTCTATGTCCATGGATTAAAGCATTCCCATCTCCTGCATGGGCGGAGGGACTCCTCCGACGGCTTGCTGCTGCTCTGGAGAGGCCTGTTCTTGGTCCATTTGCTCCTGTTGCTGGGCTTCCTGCATTTCCCCCTGAATTTGCTCCGACGCTGGGGTGACGCCAATGCGGCCGATTTGCTTGTTCTTCTGCTGTTCGACGGACATTTGCAGGTTCTTGGTGTAGTTCTCCAGCAGGATTTGGAAGATTCTGTCCCCCTGAGCGGCCTGAGCCGCCTTCGGGTTCTTCTGGAGGATTTCCTGAAGGTACTGCATCTTGGTTTCTGCGGTAGGGTCGTTCTCGACGTACAAAGCCTCGTTGCCGAGCATCATCATGCCGACGTCGTTGATAACGTCCTTGTACAGTTTCTGCGATGCGGTGGTCTGGTCGATGACCAGTTCTCTGGCCGCGTCTGGGCTGATGGCCTCGACGACCAACTTGACCAACTTGTTTCTGTCGATGACGCCGCCGCTGTCCAGCGGGACGACGGTTTCGACAATGGCCTTCAACTTCTCCATGACGAACTCTGGGTCGGTATCCCTGACATCGAACCTGACGTTAAAGTCGTATTGGCTGTGGATGTCCGACATGTTCTGCTTCAGCGGAGCGTTGGTGATTCTAATCACTTCCTCCTCTGGCATGAACTGCAGGCACAGCGAGAACATCTGCTTGTACACCTGAGTCCAGAACTGAAGCCAGTTGTTGACCGCCAACTGTTGGAGCATGCGAACCTTGTTTGGGTCGATGTCTTCGCCGACGATGAATCCGTAGAAGTTGCCGAGATTGATTTCGATTTGCCTGATGATGCTGATGGCGTACTCGGCCTTGCCCGACGGAGGCTCCATCCATGTGTAGTCATCCTTGGTGGAAACTGGCAGGACTTGGCCGGGTGCAATCCTGTTCAGGGCACCGACACGCTTGACCACCTTGACGGGTGGCATGATTTCGAGTGCGGTTCTGTCGCGGAAGGCGTCGTGCTGGGCCTTGACCTCGTCCTGCTCCGTCTTGCTGATTTCTGGGATGCCACGGCTTTCAGTCACCTGACGGCGGGACATCTCAAACCGAAGCGGAATGAAAGGGTACTCGCCATGGGCGTAGTTCAGCATCTCTTGGATGGCGTAGAGTTCGTTACCGACGTGCGGCGAAAACACGGTGTAGTAGATGGACGGAATGTCGTTTTCGTCCAACTGGCGGTAGTAGGCCCATACGACTTCGACGAGGTTGTCGCCCCTTAGGATGTTGGAGTTCAGGGCAGTCGTAGTGGGAACGAGGTTCGGGTCGTTGAAGTAGTAGTGATTCCCCATTGTCTTGGACACGGCCTCCACAAACTCTTGGTCCCAGTTGGCGTTCTTGACCATGGAGCGGAGTTCGACTTCCGTCATGTATTGGCGTCTGAAGATGACGCGGGCCTGTTGAAGGTCGCTGGTTTCTGGCGGGAAGCAGACTTCGTCGTACGGCTTGAGGGCAGTAATCTTCGGAAGATTCTTCTGGATGTAGACTTCTTCAAGTTCGCCTTGGCCTTCGGTACGCATCTTTCTGACGAACTTACGCAGGTCCTTGACCTTCATCTGCGGGAGTTGCTGTCTGGCCAGTTCGACGGCGTAGTCCTCCTTGGACTCGTTCATGATGGCCTGAATAAGTTGGGCGGCATTGTTCATGCCCATGGCCTGTTCCTGCTCGGCGACGGCGTACAACTCCTCCATGGTCATGGTCTGGCGGCGAAGGCCAATCTGCCTGTCCCAAGTGATTTGGGCACAGGTCCAGCCATAGGTAAGCATGTAGTCGGCGGCCAGTTCTGCCTCACGCTGGAACTCGGACTTCAACTTGGTTTCGACCAGCCATCTCATGAGGCTGGTTGCCGACGAAGCGGCAAGCGTGTCGCCGATTTCGGTGCCGCCAACCTTGAGCGTCGAGGAGTTGAAGGCGGTCATCAGCATGGCCTTTTGGTCCCTGATGAGCCTGTCGATAAGGCGGACGCGGACATCGGACGCACCCTCGAACGGGAACGCAGGGTCGCCATTCGGACGGGCCCAAGAGTGCTTCTTGCCGTCGTCGGTCTGGCCAGCCCAGCGGGCGTAGCGGACGTCGTCGGCCCAGACCATCTTCGACACCATGGTTCCATGGTAGGCCGAACGCTGGTACTCGACCAGCAACTGCGAGATGTCTGGCTTGTTTTCGTGGTAGGCAAGCGGGTCCTTGAGGAACTGCTTATTCTTGAATGTGCTCATTGATGGAGGGGGTGGAGTTTTTGGAAAGGAAAGCCTTGATGTCGTCGCGGTAGAACATGTTCTGACCGCCTTGCGTCTTGAAGATGCGGATGACGCCTTGGCGTCGTAGGCGTATGAGGGTTGTCTTGGAAAGCCCGAAGTGGCGGGAAGCCTCGGCGAGCCTGAGTAGTGGCGGGGTTTGGTTCATGTCAGTAAGAGCCTCCGAACAGCGGCTTGTTGGTTTCCTTGTCGGCGAAGTCTGGCTGCATGACCGCTATGTAGCGAAGGGCGTCTATCGGGTCCTTGCTGGACCCCTTTTCGCCGTCGGCACCAGTCCACTCACGCAAGCACCACATGAGATTCTTGCAGTCTTCGGAGATGAAAAGTTTCGGTTGGTTTACCGTGGAGATTGGCTCGTTCTGGTCGTAGGAGAACCAGTCGTTGATGATGGAAATGCCTTCTTCCAGCCTAAGTCCAGCGGCTGGCGTGAAGTACATCGGGAACGGTTCCTCGTCCAGCAATTGGAGCAGGGTCGTGCCACCCTCCTTGTTGATGACTGGCGAGCCAGCGGCCCTAGGGTCGATGAAGCGTTCGGCTATCACTTCGTCCTTTTCGAGGTCCTTGATGTGCTCCTTTATCTCGGAGAGCCCCATTCCAGCCCCTTGCTTTTGGGCTGGGCCAGCCCGTCCGTCAGGTTTTTCGGACGGCAACGCCCATTCGCCCATGCTGATGTCGGGCCATTCCCTGTAGACGTACTTGTTCCCGTCCTTGTCCACCCGCATCCACACCATGAACCAGTTTCTGGCCCCAGCGGGGTCCACGGCCATGTAGTTGGTTCCGTCCTTGGGTATTTGGCTGGATGGTATGATGTTTGGCTCCCCAAAACGCGGGAACTGCGAGCCAGCGAGCGACTCGGCCCAGCCGTATGCACGAATCTTAATCTCATAAGGTCCTCTCCCGCGAAGTGCCAACTTGATTTGCTCGAACGGGGAGTATCTGTTGAGGATGGAATGGAACCAAATCACATTGGCGGAGCCCTTGGAGCACTCCGCGATGTAGGGCATGTGTCCCTTCGGGATGCTTGGAACGTTCTGCGTATCTGGAAGGAGGTCAGCAAACAGAGACTTCTTGATGCGGCAACCCGCCACGTAGTCCTTTACTACTGGGGTAAATCCAGTGATTGGCGTAAAGGTCAGTATCATCTTACCCGAGCGGGTGACTAGGCGGTATCGAAGCGTCTCAATCCAGTCCTGCGGAACAAGTTCGTCGCACCAAATCAGGTCTGGCTCGCCACCCTCGATGACCTTCTTTTCCTGACCATAGTTCATGAAGAAGCACTGGCTTCGGTTCGGCAGGACGAAGGTGGCGTCGGTGAAGCCGTTCTTCTGGGAATACTGGATGTTCGTCACCTTGGTCTTGCGGGCGTTCTTGAACTCGGGCGGCATGTACTTCCAGATGACCGCCTGTTGCATCTGAATGGACGTCTGGCTCGTAGTATGTAGGCACCAGACGCGGCTGTTGGGTCGGGAGCACAGCAGTTGCATGACACGCTTCGCGGCGTACTCGGTTTTGCCAGCACGGTTCCCCCCCATAATTAGCAACTCCGAGCCCCTCATCAGGAGGCCATCTGCGTCTGCCCAACTCATCGGCTCGAACCCGTGCCTGTACGGGTCCTGTGCCTCAGCCTGAATCTTTTCCTCACGTCTGCGGATTACCTCAACGGTAGCCTCGGTACCCATGGCCTGAGCCATCTGCAACACCTCCTCCTCGCTGGGAAGGTGTATGATGGGATGCTTCGTGAGTTTCATCCCAGCCACCACTACGGTGTCTGCGGACATCAGTCCTCGTCCTCCTCCTCGGCGTTTTTAGGCGTCGCCGCCGTAGCGGAAGTGAACTGCTTGAACTGGAAGATTGGCCAAGCCCCATGGAACGTCACGCCTTGGAGCATGCTCGGGCCCGTGCTTATGCCCATGTCGAACATGCCCTGATTGGGGATGAAATGCTTGGACTGGCCTATCGCGGGGCCGACCATCGGGGACTTGAAGAAGTTGGCCACGTTGCCGCTGTAAGGCACGTCTCGTCCGTAGGACGAAAAAGTTTTTTTAGGCGTCCTCAAAGTACTTTTCGGTCCGCCTCCCGAGACATTGCCCCTCACATTATGGCGTGGAGTCTTCTCGCCCATGTACTTCCGCATCTCCAAGCGGTGCTTGGCCCGAGTGCCATCAGTCGTGCCGAGCCCGTAGGAGTCAAAGGCACCGCTGGCGGTGAATGCGGACTTAAGTTCGAAGTTCTTCTTGGCGATGATGTCTGGCGTCTTGTCGCCAGCGAGCCGCCTCATCATGTCGGCCTTGGTGGAGGTGCCCAGTTCTCCAGCCTTCCCGAGTATCTGGGTGGGGTCAAGGAGGTGATTCGTGCCGCTGGATGGCACAATCACGTCTTGGCTATCGTCCTTATCCTTCGCCATTTTGCGTCGGTTGCGGTTCTGGCTTGGTG